AAACTTGAACAGATATTTCCACAATATTTGATAATACAGCATCCATTACTCCAGCCGCCTTATTAAATAATTTTGCACCCTTTTCAGACTTAGAAAAAGCTTTGAATAATCCCCCTACAACGCCCACAAACGCAGCTAAAACTCCAATAATAGGATTCTTTCTAATTAGATTTAAAACGCCGTTAAAACTACCGCTTGCCGCCGTCGCTTCCTCAATTGCCTCTTTGTAACTACCTACTTTCCTAGATGCTACCCCTACCGACTTGTCTAATTTTATTAATTCGTCGTTTACGCTTTTGATTTGTTTTGTTAACTTCTTCCCTTCCTCGCCGTTTTCCCTTTCTTCCTCGCTTAATTGTTTCCACCTGATTTTTAAAAGGCTTAATTGTGCAGAAAGATCATTATAAGACCCTTCTAATGCTGAGTTTTGTTTCGCCGTTAATTTATTTACTTGATTAAGTTGCTGTTGAGCTAATTTTAAAGCAGCTATTTCTTGCCCTGTTTCTGTTAAGGAATCTTGATATTTTTTATATCGGCGTGCTATTTCATCGGTCTTTTTTGCAGCTTCTTCTGTCTCCTCTCGTCCTCTTGCCGTTGTCGTGTTGACGCCATTCATTTCTTTTTTCAACTTCTTTGCCTCTTCCTTGACCTTAGACATAGAATCAACAGCCTGCTTTTCAAATGCTTTTAGCTGGTCGATTGCCGATTGTATCGCGCCGTCGTCTTGAAGTATGTCAGAAGTCTTGATAGGATTCGCCATTATTTACTTTTTTTCATTTGTTCCTGAATCACGTCTAATGTTTGAAAATATTCTAACACAGTCATTTTTTTAGGGTCTTTGTTTGAATACTTAGAAACGACAACACACATTTTTTCAAAATCCTTTATTTGTCTTATTTCCTCAATTGCGTATAGTTTAGGCTTGTTTATCCTCATTATCTCAGCGTCTATTCTTTCCCTTGTTTCTTCCTTTGTTTCGCCCTCTATTATTTCGTCTAATGCTATTGAAATTCGTTTTTTTAATAATGAAAAGTTTTCTATGTTGATCGCAAGACCGCCGACCTTCGGAAAAAAGGTTTCAAACTCGCTATCAATTTTTTTTTTACTGAATCTAAAAAACCACACAATTTGTCAAAAGTCAACCCCTTTTTACTTAGTGCTTTTATTGTTTCATCTAATCTTTCTTTACTCAAATCATCTCCAAACTGTTTTCCATTAATCGCTTTAATCAACACACAAAAAGAATACATTTTCGGGTTGGTTGCGCTAATCGTAAAAGTTAATGAATGATAAAGGTTTTGTAGCTCCTTACTTGCATCCTCTATGTTTTTCATATTCAAATAAGCCATCACTTTGCCTATTTTTTTACCAATTGCCTCACCGCCTGAACCAATCCCTGAGTCTAACATCAAGTATCTGTTATATTCATTGAAATTATAAACTGGCAACTCTCTTATAGAATCGTATAACTCAATGTAATTCCCGTTTAATCTGATAAATTGCATTTATTGTCTTTCTTTTATTAGGTTTGAACCTCCAAAAGCTAAAGCATTGAAAGTATATAATTCATTTGCATTAATCCCGTGAATCTCAGCGTCCGTATCATCTGAATATATCGCTGAGTTCCTAACCAAAACTCTTAAAACACCTTTTGTCAATCCGTATGGGTTATCCTCCGCAACAGCATAAAAGGAATTGTATCCTAATGCCTGAAACGCCTCTACATCATTTGAAAAAGTAACACTAGGATTATATTGAATAACAACGTAGGAAGTCATCCCTTCAGGATTTGCGGGCAAAATAATAAAATACTCATCATCTTGTACATTGTTTGCCTCAGCATCCGCAAGACTTTGAAACCTTCCTACTGTTTCAATATTGTAAGGCGTTACAGATACATCACAATCCGCCCAATATTTTAACGTTCCCTCTATTTTCAACCCGCCATAGGGACGCATTAAAAAGTGTGTTCTTTCGTCCTCTGTTGTGTAATCGCTAAAAACATTTTCAGGGTCTTGATATATCTTATTTATGTTGATGTGCGCACTTGTCAACGTGTTTGTTTTTAAGACATCAATAATATGAGATTTTATGTTTTCTAAAGTCTTATTTGAGTAATTATTAGGATATACATCCTCAATGTTGAACCAAAAAACTAATCCAAAGTTGACAGTCGTTTTTGATGAATGTTCCTGCATCCATTCCAACTCTTCCCCGTCCTCAATATCAAAAAAACAATAATTACCCAAGTGCGAATCAGGAAGTAAGGAGATATATTCCTTTTTCCTTGTTTCTGACGTATATACAACGGGTTCTAAGGTCTTTTTAATCTCGTTATGACTAATCCTTTCAGCGCGTCCATAAGTGCCCGTTAGCCAACTTAAATTAGTTGATAGAATAGTGTTAATTTCAGCAAGGACAAAATCAAGCCTTCGTGAATTAATTAAAAGCGGTAAACTTGGATTACTTATCATTGAATTTGTTTTTTAATGCTTTCAAATAAATCATCATTAATTATTTCCCTCAATTCCTTAATGCTTTCTTTTGTCAATCCTGTAATTGCTTTCCCGTACTTCCTTTCTAATTTCTTAGTTTTTGAATCTGTTGCAAATATAGCAAAGGAATCTTTAAAATATTCAATATCAAAAGACCTGTGAAAATCCCCCGTGTCTCTTAATGTTACACGGTTTGTCGGTTGACCTTTAATACCCTTAATTGAAATCGTTAATCCTCTATATTCTGGTTCTATGCTTTGCCCGTCCGAATCAATACCTTTATCAAAAAGCTGGTCGTCAGTGTTCAAATCCAATACCTCCGCCTCATAATCCTTAACAATGTCTAACACTGTCTTATTAATACTTTTTTGTGCTTCCTCTAATTGCTTTATTTTTTTATCAAGCGTCATTTACCTGTTTTGATTTTTGGCATTAACTCGCTTATTGTTTTCCAAATTTCTGTTCCCGTAATTTGTTCAACGTTTTCAATAAGGCTTTTAAACTCTGTTATTGTGATTAAAAAAGCCATGGCCCATGTTAAATAATCTGTTACGCTGAAAACATTAACAAACCCTTGTGAGCTCAATATCACCATAAAATAAGAAATACATTTTGTTATCGTGCGGCTAAGACCCCTAGAGTTTATTTTTTCCCCTCTTTTTATTGCCGCTAAAATACCAGACGCCATATCCATGAATACGAGGGAAACCGTAAAAATTAAAAACGACTGAATAGGTATAATGAAAGAGGCTACCCAAGCAAAAACCGCAAGTGAGTAACCGTAAATTATTCCTTTTAAACTTGAAAACATAAGTAGTAAAAATGTTGTAAATTTCATTAAATTTCAGGATTAAAATGTTAATATGTTTGTTCAATGTTTTTAACCCCAAACTGTTCCAATTTTTGCCCCCGTCTTTCGACAAGGAAGGCAAATTTTGTCAATCATAGTAGTATCAAAAGAAATAGCGTTTAAGGCGTTTGAGTAGTCGTTTAATAGACCTTGTTTTTTCCCCTGTGTGTCTCCGTTTATTTCAAATTGAATTTGGTTGAAATCGATATTCCTTTCGTTCCTGTTTATTCTAGCCTCTGCATTATACGCAAGTGCTTGAAGAACCTTTATACCAATTTTTTTCCAAATCAAAGTTTTAAAAATCTGTTTTTGTTCTGTAATCAATTCAGTATAATCACATTCACTTGTTAGTTTTAGGTTTAATCCATAATTTGAATCTAAGTGATAAACATTATCGGACAAATCAAAAATAGTTGAGGCACTTAATGTTGCATCGTTTTCAAATGCTGTACATTTGTAATATTTCCCCGTCGGGAAAGTGTCAATGCCTTGTCTATGAAAACCATAATCTTTGATTGAATTAACAGACTGTCCAGTTATTGCGTCCTCATCGTAACAAATCCAATAAGATTTTGAACCGTCTAAAGTCCAATCAACAGTAAACCATTGTTGCGCTCCCTCGCCCGTATAGCTTAATGTTTCTGATTGAAAATCGTTAATACTTCCCGATTCTTTGACCCTTATTGTTATGTCCTGATTTGTGTCAAATTGTAAGGCAATTGAATTGATTTTAACTTGCAAAGACTTTGAACGCTTAGGTATTATTTCAAAGCCAACAATTTTCCCTTTGTTCGCTTGTAGTTCGTTGAGCATATTACCCGATGAATAAAATAATGTATCACGCTCTAATAAGTTCCCTGCCGTTTTCAAATTTGCCTTTGTTGTGATCCAATCTTGAACACTTTCAACTATTGCCGATTCTGTGAAATCTCTTAACCATTCTGTAAAAAAATTGGTTTCCCTCCAATACGTTGTGTTGGTTGGAAGTTCTGTAATTATTTCGCTTACACATCTATAAATATTCCCGCTGTAACTCACAAAAGCACCCTGTTCGTAAGTTGTTGAAATATCCCAAGCTGCTACCGTATAACGTGAAAACTCTTTTGATATGGATTCTAAATTTTCAATAGTAACTAATGGATGAACATCATTGTAATATAAGCCGCTGTCAGTTGTCGTCATTGACATCAATTGTGTGCCGCTTGAATCCCAATTTTGCCGCCATCCGATAAGCCCTAATAAATTGTTTTTGATTGTTGTTGCGTTATACATTGAAATAAGTATTAATAAGGTCAGGCGCACACCCTTACGCCTGACCTCTATAACCAATGAATGAATTTTTATGCTGTTGCAATATCAAATTTCACAATACCTGAAGGAATTGTCGTTAAATCGCTATTGTATGCTGTAACAAAAGCAATATCAAAAGCAAAATCAAATACTTCAGCTTTTGTTCTTGTCATGTCAGCAGATGCAGCACCCGCAACAGTTGAACCATCTACTACTTCCTCGTAGTAGTAAGTTCCGATTTCAAGTCCTAAACCTGGCATTACAATAGTATCCCATTCGTGTCCAGTTCTTGAAGTTGTACCGTATAAGCTATCACGTTCAACGCGTGTTAATACGCCTAATTGACCGTCAGAAATTGCGTACCCAGTAGCGTCCTTCAATGCTGCATTTGTGATGTTTCGAGAAAAGGCAAAAGATTTGTTTTCAAAGGAAAGTGTTTTATCCTCTTGATTGAATTCTCCAAATCCTTCCATTCGATTTAAGATTCCGTGTAATTGGTGATTTCCAACAACATCCATACCCATAGAAAGATAGTCGTTACCTTCCATGATTGGTTCTAAATCGTGTAAAATGTAAGAAGAATTTAAATCTCCCGTACCTGTTTCACTTAGTACATCAGATGCAAAAGTGTGACCTCCTGAAATTTGGTTGATTACTTGCGTTTTAGCAGCATCCAAAGCTGTAACGCCTTGACCTTCCAAAGTTGCAATCATTTTCACTAACATTGCCTCAAATTTCTTATTGAAATCCTTTTGATACCCTATATCATTGTTATGATACAAAGAAGGATACATTTTGAAACCGTAAGCCAATGTTGAGAAAGAAACCGTGTAAAAATCAGACGTATTTTCATCAGCTGCAATAGTCACAGGTCGTGTTGTTCTGATTGTTACGTCCTTGTAATCAATTACAGGAATTTTTAATGTATGCCCGATTGAATTAAACGCTCTTTGAGCTAATTCAGGGGTAATAAAAGACGCATTTGAATTAGTTTGTCTTAAAAAAGTATCCAAAACACCCGCTCGGCGGATTCTAAATTCAAATTTGTCAAAATTCGGTGACGCAACTCTAAATTCTTGCGCCAATGTGTTTACTAATGACATTTTTTCGTGTTAAAAAAATAAAAAAATCTTCAAACTTCATCCTAAAGTTTCCCTATTTTTTTTTCCTACCGTAAAGGCAAAGATTCAATTTCAGGCGTTTTATACGCTTCGTCGAACTTTGCCTGGTATTCTGGATGACTTGTCGAGATTCCTTGACTCATTAAGCTTTCTTTAATAAGCGAAGAAGCCTCTGATTTTGTTTTTGCTCCTGTTATGTTTACAGAATTATTCTGTGCGCTTTTTCCCGCTTGCGTTCCTGCACCGTTCTGTACTCGCCCTTCTTCTACTATCCCAAAACTTTGCAACTCTTTTGTTAAAAGTTCAGGAAGTGTGAAAGGGTTTTGAAGGTTTTCAGGGTTATTAATCACCATGCCTTGAGCGTCACGAAAACGGACGTTTTTAAAGCCCGTAGCGTCCTCGAAAAATTCAGGCGTACCCTTTTCTAATACGTTTTGCTTTGCAGCCTTTAAACTTGCTTTAATTGCTGCCTCTGGAATGTTTTTAGCAAACTTAACACCCGTTATAGCCTTTTCAAATTGATAATCAAGTCCTAACCTTAAATTATCCTCTTGTGCTTTTGTTAATTTACCCTCATATTCTTTTGCAACGTTTTGGACTTGACCCTGTAAATCGAGAATAGTTTTTTCTTTGTCGTTCACCGCCTGTTCCAATTTTGTCAATTGACGTTTTAACCCTTCATCGCCCGCACTGTTTTTCAACCTACTTTCAAGGTCTTGTTTTTGTGTCCGTAGCGTTTCAATTTCACCTTTTAACGTACTAGAATCACCGCCTGTTTTTTGTGCCTCACTTATTGCACGTGCAGTGAAATCAGAAGTTTTTTCACTAATACCCTTGTTCAATCCTGAAAGCTCCGAAACCTTCTTATCTATATTATCGTAAGTCTCCCGAACCTTTCTAGCGATTACCGCATTTTCATCGTTTGCACTTAATTTTTCAATTGCCTGAAGAACATTATCATCCAGGCTTTTTAAAATTTCATTCTGTTTTAACAAATCAACTGTTAACATACATTCATTTTTTTGGTTATAGAAAAATATAATTATTTATTTTGATGGCTTATTTGCTCCTTTGGGCAAATTTAATACTTCTATAACTTCAAGCCCTTGTGATTCCATGTGAGGTAAAAAGTTTTGATTCCAGAACCTTACATCTGTCTTATACACATAAGGCTTTCCAATTGGCTCACCTGTTTCGGGATTAAAACCCTTTACACGAAGTTTAACAATTACTGTATTTTCCTCGCCTTTTGCGGGCTTATACCCTCGCTTCATTGGTTTCGTCGCTCTGGTTGTTGGCTTCGTTTCCTTCGCCGTTGTTTCTATTTCCATCATTATTCATTTATATTTGTTGAGTAGGCAGTTGGATATAAGATAACAAAGTGTTTTTAATCCTGTTTATTTTTTCATTAAAATTTATCCCGCTACCAAAATCAGTTATTAAAGTATTTTCACGCTCAAACCTTTGAATTAGGCTTGAAAAATTAGCTTTTAAAATTAATTCTTTATCATCAAAAACGCCTAAACTTTGCGCCTCTTTTGTAGTTAAATGTCGATAGGGTTCTAAGTTTAACAAAATATTTACTCTATTCAATTCCTCTTTGTTGTTTCTGTATTTTGTTTTAAAGTATTGATCCTGTAAATAATCTAAAATAATATGCGAAAACCCTTTATTTTTTGCGAATTCGTAAAGCTCTAACAATTGAGTTTCTGAAAACAGAAAGTATTCAGTACCCATGTTTATATAACAATTCAAAAATAATTCTGACCCATATCTTAAAAGGCATTGAGTTTTATCACTCCAGCTTCGCGCCCGTTCTAGGTTTTCTTGAATGTCTTGAAGTATTGCTTTTCGCCCTTCAAATAACGACATTACTTGTTTTTCATTAACAGCCTTATTATTAATTGATTCAATAGATCCACCCGTGGTTCCTGAAATTATTTCTCCTTCAATTCTTTTTAGTTCCTCAACATTATAGTCTAATATAGACCTATCTATTTGGTGAAAACTAACGGGGTTTCTTAAATCGGCGTTATCATTTTCAGGGCTTGGAGGGTCTATTATTATTTTTGAACCTGCACCCGTTAATGATGTCTTTGCGCAAACGGGACATTCTTTAACCTGTGCCGTCCCATGCGTTCGGTCAGATAGTAGGATGTAGTTACCGTCTGAATTCTGAAGGAATCCACCTCTACACTCTTCATTTGTTTTTTCGTTTACGTAGTCGCAATCAGTTCTAAACACCGAAACAATAGGGTATGATCCGTATGTATCGAGTTGTTTTTTTGAAATAGAATAAAACAAAAGCCAATCTAACTTACCTAAGTAGTTAGAAATAGGACTTTTTTTAATTTCTTTTTGATAATTACTTTTTGGTGTTGACCAGAAAAAACGCGCGGGGCAATAGGTTAATTCATGTTCACTTTCCGATAGTACTTCCTGTATGTCGTTTGAATCATTTACCCGAAATAACCAATATTTTTCACTATCAAAAAAGGCAATTTCTTTATCCTCTCTATTGTTCCAGAAAGCTATACTTTGTATTTCACCTTCTTTCGTGTCACAAAATATAATTTCAGAAAGATTCAAGAAATAAGTATAAGGATTAGGACGGTTACCCTCTTGCATTGTTTGGACGTCAACAATCATAACACTATTAATTTGTGTCTTCATTGCGTCCCATGCCTCATACCTCCAAAAATCATCCTGTTCAGTTTCTTCCCTGTATTCCGTCCAATCCTCTAATAGTTCATCAGAGACAAAACCATAGTCATAAACAGGGTTTTGCCCCTGATAAACTTTTTCTAATGCTTTGTATATTTCCTCCGTCACTGTTACTGTGTCAAGAGGATAGCGGAAAAGATGTAAAAACATTGAAAATTTATCAGACCTTTTTAACACATTCTGCACATAACGGAAATACTCGTTAATTGCATTGGAGGTGTCCATCCGTCCAATCGTCGTTTCGCTGTGAAATCTTACACGGTTTTCGTGTTCAATTGCTAGGCTTTTGGTCTTGCTTTTCGGAGGATGTTTTATTATTTCCTGAATCTGATTCCTTTCCAATGCCATCTTTTTGTGCTTTTTTCGCTGGTTTAACAAGCCCTAATAATTCAGAATCTTTTCTTGTTTTTGGTTCCCATCCGCCCCCGTTTTTCGGTCGGTTTAATATTTTCTTTGCGTGTTCAACCGAACAGGAAAAGTCTGAATTAATAGGATGTTTTAATGTTACCTTAGGCATATTTTTACGAATTAATCAAATCAGAATTAGCATCAAAATCAGAAGGTGTAACCATATACAACTTATCTGACCAATTTTGAGGCAAGTAAAATTTGACTGCGTTTTTGTCGTTATCTTCAATGTTGCCAGTTGTCTTGTCTCCTACGAAAAGAGAATAAACGCGAATCGGTTGAAAAGTAGTTGCCGTTTCAACGTCGTCAGCAATTCCAAAGATTTTCCCGTTTGTGTTGACAAAATAAACGCCTAAAGCACCTGCACCGCCTACGTTAGCTTCTTTCGCATATGCTTTTAAGTCCTCAATAAGATCCTGACGCGCATTTGGAATATGTGAATCATATACTGAAGGTTGCGCACCTACTACCGAAGGAATATTAAGGGGGCTTCCTCCTACTTCAATTGCTTCACCCGCTTCGATTTGTGCAGCGTTTAGAGTTGGTGTAATTACCGCCTTTGTACCGTCCGATGCTGTCAATAATGTCGTCCAAGTAGCTAAAAGGTTAGGGTCTGTTGATGCAATTGTTAGGCTGTTTTTTGTTGTGCCTGTTGAATAGATTCGTTGAAAGATTATTTTTTGAATTTGACCTAATCTTTCACAATTTAGAGCCGCCAAGTCTGGCAGCTCGGATGGTATTGTACCGCAAAGGTATGACATATTTTTTATGGTTTATGTCCTTGCTTCCCTTGCTTGGACTGTTTAAAATTATTAAAATAAAAACAAAAATAAGATTTTATTATTAAATTCGCAAACAGTCTATTGTTATGTTGTTAATTTTGTAAAGAAATTACAATTTGAAGCAAAAAAAAAATGACTCAAAATTGGCGTTTTGAATCATTTTATTGAAATACGATCTTATAAATCATATTTTTGCATATTTAAAATAGATAGTACAAAGATATAAAATTTTAGGTTTATTCCAAACTTTTTACAAAAAAAAATAAAAAAAAATCCGAACTTAATTTAATAAGCTCGGATATGCTTGTCCTGTAAGCGGTAGCGGTGCCCAGTTTAAGCCTTTTCTTACGCCTCTCCTATATCGTAACGCCAGGGAAAAATCCCGTCTGTCATCTCGTTTATTTCACCTGTTTCGATTGATTCACCTAAAACGCTAATTGTCGCGCCTTCAATCTTTCTTAGTGCTTCCTCATAGGATTTCGCTTTGATCGTTATTCCGTAGGGGGTGCCATCTATCATTATTTCTATTGCGTACATATTATAAGTGTATTAAACTATCGTGTTCAAACCTTAGAGTTAAGTCTAAACAATTAGAGATCATGAATTTTTTATATGTTGAAGATTTATGTATTTTTTTAGGTTCAATTGATTGCATGAACGACAAATTAGAAACTAACAAGAAACAAAATATTAGAATAAATTTTTTATACATCACATTTAAACATTGAATAGTTCCTCATTTGTTGTTGTTACGTTATAGAGAAGTTCAAAGGTCTGGTGTTTAAGCTCTATTATTTTCTCAAGATAAACCGCAGCGTCTAACACTTCCTCTTGTAAGTGTATAAGCCAATCAATTTCTGAAAGGTCGTCACGTTCCATCGTTGTACCGTATTTGTTTAGTCCCGTTTCTGCTCTTTCCATTATCTTTTTGATTACGTTTTCTTCTATCCTTGACATTTTATTTATTTTTAAAAAAAAACGCCGCCTTAGTTGCTCCATCAAAATTAATCTAAGACGGCGAAACTAAATACGACTAGTATGAATTTTCTCTAACAAATGTTACTACATCAAAGGGGTATTTGATTGATAATTCTCTTTTTTCTTTTGCTGTTATATACTCCCCGTCATTGTGTGCTTTCAACCTGTAACCTGAATTTCTGTATTTTTCTGGTATCAAAAAATTAGTCAGAAAATCAACTAATTCATTCAACCTTACAAGCTTATCGCTTGACTCAATGATTATTGAATCCGTGTAATTGTTTGAATTTAATTTTTCCTCAAATGTAAGAGGAACAACTATTTTCTCACCCTCTAGGTTTTCAATAGTCTTTTCAAACTTTCCAATTGTGAACGCGAAAATAAAACTGTATAATTTCTTTTTCTTTTCCATGTTGTTTTTTTTTGTTTGATTAACCAGCTTTTACGCCTTTTCCTTTCCGTAAAGTTAACTTTTTATAAGCATAACGCAAAGCGTCTAATAGGTGGTTGTTATCATCAACAGGAATTGAGGATTTTTTATCATTCCAAACGTAATTATTCAATTCCTTTTTAAGATTATAGGATGTAGGATCAACAATTATAGTAAAGTCCTGAATATTTCTAATACCTTCAACAATTGACCCTTTACCTTTTATTGCTTTAATTGCATTTAGCCCCTCTTTTCTAAGGCTCAACAATGTTCTGCTTTCGTTAGTATCACAAACGATTAAATCATTTTTCTTTTTAATCCTTGCTTTAATCATTTTTACCAGGTTCTCGGTTGATATTTCCTGTTTATATATTTCTTCTTTTACATAGACCTTTTTACCTTTTATGTCAACCGCTACTTTTATCATTGCCAAAGGATCGGGATAAAACCCAAAATCTAGCCCGTAGCAATACGATAAAGCTTCGTTAAATTCCCCTTCCTCCCAGTTCTCATATATAACACCTTCAGCCTTGTCCATCCATGCCCCTAATATTTTAAGAATATATTTTTTAACGTTGTTAGCCTTTAACGTTAATATATTTTTTAAATATTGTCTTGGAATGTGTTTCAGGTTGTCTAAGTAGGTAGTATGAATGTGTAATATTTCAGGATGTGAGGAAACTGGTATTTTGTGTCCATCAACATTAACATAATGCAAATTGTTTTCAAACCATCTTTTCCAGATCCAGTGATCTTGCGTTGTGGGGTTCATTATAATAATAATTTTACCCCCGTCTTTTCCAGCTCTCACAGATAGGTCAATTGTATCAAAAGTATTTTCATCTTGTAACTCTTCGCCCTCCTCAAGTATCCAGTAGGTTATTCCGTGTATTGATTTAAGATTTGCCGTCTGTGCTTTTGATCCGCTTTTAATGCCCCTAAAAATTATATCCGACCCCGTCGTTAGATTCTCAACTGATGTTTGAAGGGTTTTAAAATGATGAGGAACCTCTAATAATTCTATCTTTTCCTCAAATTCTGGAATAATACTAATTTTTGCGCTCGTCATAGTGTAACGAGTGAAAAGTATTCGGTGACCTTTCTCGTATGTCAAAAGGCAGGCGAGGGTGTTGACTGAAAAAGATTTAGAAGAGTTACGCCCCCCCGTTATCAGGATGTATCTTTTATCAGTCTTTAAAATCTCCTTATATTTCGCGTTTAATTTAATCGCCATCTTCCGCCCACTTGAACGCAGGAATATCCGTTTTTAGGTTGGTTTCTGTTTTTATAGGAGCCTCATTTCCAACTATCTTATCTATTGCTTGCTGAACGTTTCGGGCTTCTTTTAGATCACTTTCTTTTAAATTCCTCTTAAACAACATTGAATATCTTTCTAATGCTAAGTTCTTTTGCTGTTCGCGTTCCCAGTCGGTATAAAGCCCTTTAAGCTTATCTTTTGCCGTTCTTATATCTTTTGTTGCCTGATCGCTTTTAACGTCGTACGTATTAGTAATATACTTTAATAAAGCCCTTGTTGAAATCAAACCGTTGACCATTTGATCCATTACGTCATTTATCCTTTTTTCATACTCTAAGTCACTGCTTTTTCTTCCTGCCATTTCATTTTTTTTTTAATCATTCATTTTTACAAATTTAAGTATTTATATTGTTTAAAGCAAACACATAAAAAAAGCCCCTGCGATTGAAACAGGAGCTTTAAATATGTAATCTCAATGAAAATTTATTTTCCCTTTCTAATCTTCAGGAGTTTTTCAAGTATAACGATCCTTTTTTTCATCT